TGCTCCGGTTGAGATCGGCGACAAGTTGATCCTCGACGGGCGAGTGTTCCTTGCGATTGATGTGAGTAAGCCGCAGACGTTTTCCGGTCAGGAACACAGAAGGGTGGTGTTTGTCTAGCATGGGGCAATGGGCGATTAAAACGAGCGCGGATTACAAAAAGTTCATGTCAAGCATGAAGCAAAAATTTAAAGTGCTCGAAAAAGAGATGCTCACATCATCCACGAACGCCATCTACGGATGCCTCGCCGACACGCTCGAAAAGTCAGTGCCTCGCGCACCCGTCGAAGAGGGTTCGCTTCGTGAATCCGGACATGTGAGCGTCAATGGCGTCCGCTACATGCGCGGCAACAAAGACGGTAGCGTGTCGGAAATAACGACGTTTGATCCGACACCGGACGCGACCGAGGTCGAGTTTGAGATCGGGTATTCCGTCGAAGGCGGCGGGTCCGGGCGTGAGGGTGATGTGAACGCCTATGCCATCGTGCAGCACGAGCACACGGAGTTTAATCACCCGAAAGGCGGCGAATCGAAGTTTTTGGAATCGGCGGTGGATGAAGATCGCCCCACATGGAAGAAGCGAATCGCGGAAGAGATGAAAAACGCAGTACGAAACGTGAAATGAGGTGAGCATGGCAAACTTTTTTGATGACATCAAAAGCTTCATCGAAGGACAGGGCTACGGCCCTGTTTTTTGTGAGTTCCTGCCTGCGTCTCCTGATCACGTGATCGCGGTGTTCGTGTATGGAAACCTCCCGTCGAAGGACGGAACGCTGACACGCTTGACTCAGATCCAAGTGAGGCATGAGAGTGCCCCTGACGCCTATCGGATAGCCACAGAGCTTTCGCACATGCTCGACTCCGGCTCCGAAGAACAATTAATCAATCTGACACAAGAACGATGGTGTCACTGCACGCCCCGGAAACGTCCGCGTTCGTTCGGGCATGACGATAAAGGGCGTACAACTTACTATTTTGAGGTCTCCATCTGGGGACCGGACGGCTTATAAAAGCAGAAAGGAAATAAAATGATCAAGAAAAAAGCACTAAAAGGCTTGAGGGAAATTAACTTGTTCCCCGTTGTCACAAACACTGAAGACGGTTACTCCGTAGGAGAGATCTTGCGACTTCCGGCTGCTCAACAGCTCACGAGAGACGATCAAACGGACGAGTATACCATTTATGCCGATGACGGCGTGTACGATTCAGGCACGGATTACAAGTACTCGGACATAACCATCACGGTTGCCGAGCTAGCACTTGATACGGAAGCCAAGCTCACGGGCGGGCTGTACGCCGAGCCGGACGGCATCTATTCGGCGCGCAATCTCGACGAGGCACCGGAATACGCTCTCGCCTATGCGGCGCTATACAAAGGCGGTTATCGCCTCTTCCGTCACCCGGTCGCGAAACTGATGAACGTCAAGGTCGACCACGCGACGAAGGGAGAGGGCAACGAGATTGCGCCGTATGTCCTGACATTTAGGGTTTACCATCGCAAAATTGACGGAACGTATCGGGAAATCAAGGACGTCGAGTACAACGACGGTTTCACTTGGATTCAAGGGATTGAGCCGCTTCCTGTCACGCCGCCTGCCGGCACGTAAGGATAAACAACACTCTCTGGCGGCTGTCTCATTTCTGAGGCAGCCGTCATCCAATGTTCGCTACAAGGAGACAGTTCATGCTATTTAAAAATCGAAGGCAGTCGGTTGACCTTACGTTACCCAAAGAGAAAAACGTCCACGGAATCACCATTAAAAAAGTGCCCGTCGGGAAGTACGTTGCGTCGATGGAGGATATCCAGAATCTGCCCAAAACGATCATGGAGAAATGTTACCCCGACGAGGATCTTCAGAGCGTTATCAACCGCGCAAAAACGGCGGACAGAGAGTTTTTGCTCGACTTGTTCGGAAAACTCATGGTTCACGCTCCCGAGATCATTGTTGACCTTGCCAGCCTCTATCTTGATGTCGGAAAAGAGGTACTGCTCTCACTCTCACCTTCAGAGCTCCTTGATGTACTGGAAGCGTGGTGGGAACTGAATGATTTGTCTGATTTTTTCGGGCGCGTCTGGAAAAAGATCAAACCGATGCTAACCGGTCAACTCCAGACACAGACGCTTGGCTCCAGCGCTGGTTAGCCATTGCCGAATCGATCGGCATTAGCAAGCGCGAATTATTACAGGATTATTACTATGACGAATTCCTCGTTGTCTTGGATGAATACAATGCGTTGCATAGGCTTGACGACGAGAAAGATGATATTGCTGAAGTAGATGCGGGGGAATGGTAGAAAATGGATTACGAAGTAGATCGCTTGGTGTTTGTCGTCCGTTCCATCGCTGATGGCATCGACAAGGGTTTCAAAGCCGCTGAAAAAGCGGCGACCGACATGGCCACCACCTATGAAAAGGCCGAAAGAACCGAAAAACAGCTTGAGAAGGCGCTGCAATCGCTCAAAAAAGAATTGGATCAGGCCAATAAGGCCGACAGCGAGCACGCGGCGGCCATTGAACAGAAAATCGCAAGCTTGGAAGAAGCGCGAACGAGCCTCAAGAGCTATGTCGATTCTGAACGAAAGCGTACGGAAGCTGTACAAGAAGCGGCGCGAGCTGAAGCACAGTCCGCCCAGCAGAGACAAGAAAGTCAGGCGCAGATGCTTGCGGCGGTCGCCGTCGTTGGTGTCTTGATTCGGGGCTACAAAGGACTCAGCGCCGCACTGCAAGAGTCGACGAGCGCCTATTCCGGCAACAGAAATGCCATGGTCGGTCTTCGGTCGATCGCCGAGGGTACCGGTCAGGATATGGGCGTAATCAACAAGGCGGTGCAAGATCTTACCGCCGATGGGCTCATTCCGCTAGAGCAGGCATCCACCGCCGTCAAGAACCTTTTATCGCGAGGGTTTGAGGCACAGGAGGCCATCGACATCATCTTGCGCCTGAAAGACGCGGCGGCGTTCGGCCGACAAGCGAGTTATTCCCTTGCAGACGCTGTCATGACGGCGACAGAAGGACTGAAAAACGAAAACAGTATCTTGGTCGATAACGCGGGCGTCACAAAGAACGTCGCTAAGATGTGGCAGGACTACGCCAAGGCACGCGGCATCACGACTGAGGCCATGACGCTCGCTCAGAAGCGCGAGGCCGAGTATCTCGGCATCATGGAAGAGACGCGCCACCAAGTCGGCGATGCGGCAAAATTGTCTGCCGAGTTTACCGGCTCACAACTGGCATTGGAAGCAAGTACGCGCAAGCTAAAGGTGGCCATCGGAGAAGCCAATGTCGTTGGGCTGTCGCCTATGCTCTCGATCTTGAACGAGCTTGTCCAAGGCGCGGCGAATTTCGCGACAGAGAACCAAAGCCTTATTACCTTCGGTTTGAACTTTGGCAAGGCGCTGGCCATCGGCGGTGCAGCGCTCATTCTGTTTCGCTCCAATATCAAAGGGATGATCGCCGAAATGGTGGCGGCATCTCCGGTGCTAAGCAAACTTACGGTGCAACTGGGCGCACTAAAGGGTGCCATTTCGGGGCCGTGGGGTTGGGTCACGCTCGGCATCTCAGCCGTTGTCGGTGTTATAGCTGCGATCGCGGGGGCAAGTGCCAAGGCGGCGGATGAGCTCCGTGAGCTGAATGAGGAAGCGGCTGAGCTGACGCGGCAAGCACTGGGTGCCGATTCCCTCGTTAATCGGTATGCGGAGCTTTCGGACAACGCCTTCCGGACGAAGGAAGAAACGGCGGAGATGCATCAAATCTCCGAAAAGCTCGTATCGTCCTATGGCCTCAGAGCTGACGGTGTTAGCAGGGAAGGTGTACTCCTCGTCACGAATCTTGAGTACATGAAAGAACAGCTCGCCGTTCAGAAGGAACTCGCTCGTCAAAAGATGGAAGAGGCCGAGGCCAAGAATGCTGAAGAAATCGAAAAAACGATCAATAAGCTAAAAGAGGCTCGTGCCACGCTTAAAACGATTGATGCACACATCGAAACCGCACGGGCGAACTATGCAGCGAAACAAGCAGAGCTCGGAGATATAGGAGCAGGAGAAGCGGCGGGCAGAGCCTATGCGGCATCGATTGCACAATATACGGAAGCCTTAGATGCGCTGGTCACAGCAAAGGATAACGCCATGAGAACGGCGGCACAATCGCCTACGGAGATCGCAGAACACGTGGAGCGCTCTCTCGTGCTTGCCAAGGCCAAAATCGGAGAGGCGGCATCCGCCATCCCTATGGAGACTCAGTCCGCAATCGCTCAAGCGATGACAGACATGGCCTATGAAGGGACGATGGTGGATTCCGACACAGCCGTTTCAATGTTCGAGCAGTTCTTTAAGCTCGATAAAGAGGCCGCAGTTGCGGATGGCATCGCGGAACTCACGGAGGTCAGAGCCCGGATCATTGCCGGTGTATCGGCCGTCGGAACAAGTGATACGGACAGCCTGTCAGTCGTTAATACAGTGCTTCGAAGCCTGTCAAGCGATGCAACATTGTCCGAGGCGATGAATCAAGCGAAAATCCTCGGTCAAAGGATCATGGACGGTGTAGCAAGCGCAAGCGAGAAAGAGGATTTTGACCGTATCACAGACGGCATTCGCACATCCCTCGCGGACATGCAGTCTAACTTGGTCGATGGGTTTAAGCAAGCCGGCCTTTCATCCTACGTGTCCGCTGTCGAGAAAGCCTTTGCAGGGCTGAGAAACTCGGCCAGTAGAACGTCTGCTGAAATTGAAGGCACGACTTCAGCCATTCGAGCGCAAAAAACATCCGTTAAAGAGATGATTGGCGCGATTAGCGGTTTCTCCGGTTCATACGAGTCGCTCAAAAAGGAGATGCAGGATCTGACAGATCTTCAAGTGGCCATCGACGTCTTAAAGGAAGGCAATACAGCCTCGGAAGACTACGGACTGGCACTCGAATATCTTGCTGATCGGTACGGCGTGACGGCGGAACAGATCGCAGGAAACTTAGACGCATACCAACAAGACGCTGACATGAAAGCGATCATGATCGACTTGAACTATCAGCTGGCAATCGCCGAAGCGGAAATGGCAAAGGCGACAGCTCAAGCCATGGCGAACGCAGGTACAGCGACTCAAGAGCAAGCGAACAAAATCATTTTTGCGTTGGATGGCGTCCTTAACAAGCTCAGAGAACTGGACGGCGCGAGTGCCGGCGTCAACGTGGACGGGGATAACCAAATCGTTAATGTCACACGTTCGTATGGAAGAGGCGGAGGCGGGACACCGTCATGGCGAA